AAGTTTGACAGGCGGCTCAGTTGTTCCTCTACACTGCGGTCGTAGATACAACTCATTCGGCACCGGTATGCCAGATCGAAGCTGCGAGGATAGACAACGGATAAAAGACGGGGCAACAACATCAAGGACTTCCAAGATATAGGCCGGACGACCGGATACTGGTACATGCTTAACGAAGGGGGTAAGTCTGTATACAAGCATCTCGATAGCCTTCGCCCAAGGTCCCAAGCGCACTTTGAATTCGTCGTTCCTTGCGTTGATAAATCTTGGAGCTTTGTATGTAGGGTACGACTCGTCCTTGACAAAAGATCCGATGTCAGTACGCGTGTAGGTATCATCGAGTGTTCTCCGAACTTCCCGTAACTGTTCTTTACGTTTTCCACTATAGTTAAGGCAGCTTTCAATCCACCACTCAAATCCTGGGATATAGTGGAGTGGATCGAGACAGCTGCGACAGAAGTTTTCCGTGTGGCGTCTGAGACCATTGAGCTCATGCGCTGCAATATCTGCCGGGGGCGCCACGAGGAATCTTCTACTAGCGGCCATTTCGTGGGAGGACGTATTTCTTCGGTTAGGGACGAACGGGGCAAGATTGTCTGAGGCAAAAGGTGTTGAGACTCGGACAACTTGTTCACACTCGACGTGGGAATGTGTATGGAATCTTGAATTAGGTGCGAGACCTGGAAGTTTGGCATCGGGGACATTTGATGTGTGATACCCAAGGAGGCACTTCGGTTTCGCGGGTCGGACCAATTTCCATTGGCCACGGAGTGCCCGAATGGACCAACCCGGTACCAAAAACCCAGGCCAGTCTCAACGAGTAGAAATGCGAACACTACATAAAGGAAAAAACGAAAGCCGTAGTGTCCATTATGTACACGTCGAGACATGCGACGAACCAATGACCTTGACACCATGTTCAAGAAAGTTTGATTTGCCCCGAGCTCAGTAAGAGGCGACGATGCGGTAACAGCTCGCACTGACGCAAAAGAATAGAATGCGGCGGTTAATGTATGACTAACAATCTCTTCTTTGGTCAACGGATATACAAGATAATTATTCTCAGGGTCAATCAGGTCAGACGGTGAATTATGATGTATAACGAGGTCGCGACAGAAAGGAATCCGGTTGGTTGTTACAGCAGACATGTCAGATGGAAAATTGATAGCCGATAGAGCAATCTCGTCTCGTTGCAAGTCTGAGGGATTTGTGACAGGCGCAGTAATCTGGGAACGCATACTACGTTCATACAAATCGCGCCAGACCCACCCAGCAAATGGTGTG